TTCCCTGTCAATATACTTATACTCGATTTTAGTGGGAGCAAATGCATCAATAGCATCAAATACATCTTTAATATTCAATGTTGAGCATGTATAGACATCTAATTGCATTAATGCAGGATCGACTTCGTCCCAGACATGCATAGCAATATGTGATGTTTCGATAATAGTAACAGCAGTCAATCCACGATTGCCTACCATATCACTATAAACAGCGTATGGACCCATCAGGATCTTCATACCAATCCTATCCACAAGCATCTTCATCCATTCCTGGATTGCTGCAGCACATTGTGGTGGATTGTTTAGCTCTGCTCTAACGATTAGATGCTTATGTTCAAGAATTTTATTGGACACATTGGACCCCCTAACTAACCTTACCTATGTTTCTTCTAGTAAACTTTACTAAAATATTGCCATTATAATAAGCTGGTTCGCCGTTGTCCAATTTAGCTTCTAATACATTGTGCTCGAACTGGAGTTTTGCTTCCCAATAATTTGTTTCTCCTCTTGTCTTACACAAGCGGATGACTTCACGTTTAAAATTGTCGGGTCCTAACGTTGCCACATCTTCAAGTAGCGGAACGCAGGACCCCCAATAATCTTTCCAGTCGTTTTCAATACGACTACGTTTTTTCTTACCTTTCACCTGACGAGTATGTGCTTTGGTAAAATACTTTCTACCAATATACTTCTTACCCGTCAATAGATTGGTAATTAGATAGATGTAACCAAAGTGGTCACCCGGATCAATAAACTCATTATCTTCAAGTAACCACATTCAATACAACCTTCATTCAGTGAAGTTGTATTTATTAAAATTCAATCTGGTCGCCTGAGTCCCAGTCGTCTAGATCATAATCCTCTGATTCTTCAATAGCTAGTTCTTCACCGCAATAAGGACACCAGGCAATAGGTGTTACTGCATCAGTAATGATTTTAAACTCTGCTTCGCAAGAATCGCATGTTGTCCAATCGTCCATTAATTTCTCCTATAATTGGAAGCCTTTGAAAGTGTCACCGTCAACGTCTTTCTTAACGCCACCGCTTATATATGAAGTAATTTCTGTCTCTTGTGGAGCAACTTGAACATCGCTGCCGGCGATCCATTTCTGTGTCCACGGCAAAGGATTAGCCCCCGCCGATTTGCCATTCAACCCAACTGCTGCCATACGCTTATGACCAATCCACTCAACATAATTACATAGCAGTTCCTCATTGAGACCAATCATTGATCCATCTTTAAAGAGGTATTGTGCCCAATCCTTTTCCTGTTGGATAACTGCCTGAAACATATCAATACATTCTTGTCTTGTTTCTTCAGCAATTGCTGCAAAGTCAGCATCTTCCTTTGGAAGGATCTTGAGAAGTTGTTGTGTTCCCGCTAAGTGAACGTTCTCGTCTCGAGCAATGAGTTTGATGATCTTTGCATTGCCTTCCATCTTTTTAACTTCAGCAAATGCCCAAGAACATGCGAATGATACATAGAATCTTACTCCTTCTAGAGCATTAACAGCGTTGAGGCAAAGCCATAGAGCTTTCTTATGCTTGTATCGACTAAAATTACCAAGCGCTGCAGCTTCAGTATTCATATCAATCAGATCATCGTAGTATTTGCTGATGTCTTTGGCGCAGTCCGATATAGACTCGAGTCCCAACATCTCGTCAAAGACGGCACTTGGGTCCGAGTATACATTACGAATGATATGCGTGTATGAGCGACTATGAATTGTCTCAAAGAACGCCCATGTTTGGATGTAGGTTTCCAATTCCGGCAGCGAACATATAGGGAGGAAAGCAAGCGAAGGGGCGCGACCTTGCACGCTATCCAAAAGGATTTGGCGCTTGAGATTGGACGTAAAAATATGTTTCTCATGATCAGTCAGCCCTTTGAAGTCCTTACCATCCCGTGAAAGATCGATCTCCTCAGGTCGCCAAAAGAAGCCCAATGACTTCTCAGTTAGTTTCTCAAAAATATTATACCGCTGCTTGTCATAGCGAGCAATATTTACTGATTTACCAAAGAAGCAATTTTCTTCTGTGGCATTGAATTGTTCTGTGTCAAATACTGACATTTAAAAGTCCTTAGGTTGAAGCCATTCTATTTGATGAGAGGCGACTGTGCGCTGAATAGTTTCGCCATTATATTCTAATACTAAATCAACAGCAGTTGAAGGTGGGCGTGTTTTATACTCAATTACTTTATAGACGATACCCAAGTCACTCCACTGATCATTAATGATCTTAATATAATCCATCTACAGTCCTTTGTCAACTAAATTTTTTATTTCTTCTTGCCATGTTATAATTTCCCACCTGCCATCATAATGTTCAACGAGCGCGGTGCAAGATTCAACCCAATCGCCGTCATTCATGTATATAACATCATCAATCATCTTGATCTCGGCATTATGTATATGTCCACAGATAACGCCATCATATCCTTTTCTTGCAGCATATGCTGTAATAGTTTTTTCAAACTTAAACATGAAGTCAATGGCTTTTTTGACTTTATACTTTAGCCACTTACTCAGTGACCAATATCCAAAGCCCATTCTATGTCTAATCCAATTAAAACGACTATTAAGATCTAATACAAAATCATATGCCTTATCGCCAAGAAAACTCAACCATGGTGCAAGACGTGTGATGCCGTCAAACAGATCACCATGAACAACCATGTATCTTTTGCCATCAGCACCCTTATGACAGATCTGGTTGCATATTTCGATACGACCAAAACTAACGCCATATGGAATCATAGGCCTAAGAAACTCATCATGATTACCAGCGACATATACGACTCTAGTGCCGTGCTTAGCAAACTTCAACACTCGTCTAACTACATTAGTATGTGACTGTTTCCATTTAAGTTTGTTTTGCTGTATCTTCCAGGCATCTATAATGTCACCCACAAGATAAAGCGTATCGCAAGAATTATGCTTTAGAAAGTTATTTAAAAGATCTGCTTTGCAATCTTTTGTGCCTAGATGTATATCACTAATGAATATAGATCTATATCTCATATCTTACAACTATCACAATCTTCTTCATCGATAGCTCCGCTTGCTAGAGGTTTATCTTCGATTTCACCAGCACCATCATTGGTATTGAAGTAATATAATGTCTTACCACCATACTTATAATGCATCAATAGATGTTTAATCATCTCAGACATTGGGATCTTTCCGTCCTCATAGTGTGCAGGATTGTAAGATGTATTGACTGAGATCGCTTGATCGATGAACTTCTGTAGGACTGCCATGATCTTCAGATAACCTTCAGGTGACTTCTGATCCCATAGCAACTCATACTTGTTCTTTAGGGTGCGAATACCAGGAACAACCTGCTTAAGCACGCCATCCTTAGATTGCTTGATTGATACAAGCGCACGAGGAGGCTCAATACCATTTGTCGAATTACTAATTTGTGCTGATGTTTCAGCAGGCATCAATGCCATTAGTGTTGAGTTACGAATACCATGCTCATATGCTTGATGAGCAAGATAAGCCCAATCCATTTTATAGTTTGGATCAACCAGCTCATCAACTTCTTTTTTGTATGTATCAACAGGCATGAGTCCTGCAGAATACTTTGTTTGATTATGACTTGGGCAAGGCGAATCTTCAATAGCAAGATCAATCGATGCTTTGATTAAGTAGTAAGACCACGCTTCAGCATATTCGTGAACCAGAGCCAGATTAGGAGAGGAATAATTGGAATCATTACGAGCAAGCCAATAAGCAAAATTAATAATCCCGATGCCAAGAGGGCGCCTATTGCGAGTGCCCACTTCAGCGGCTCTAACAGGATACGATTGATAATCAAGTAGAGCGTCAAGCGCACGGACTGCAAGCGTGCAGGGCTTTTCAAAGTCGCTGGGCTTTTTGATTTTTCCCCAGTTGATTGCCGCAAGAGTGCAAAGACTAATTTCTCCATTATCATCATTAATATCCTTCAAAGGCGTAGTCGGTAGTGTGATTTCACAACATAGGTTAGACATCTTAATCAAAGCATCCTTGGTGAATGAACCATGATCATTAGCATGGTCAACATTCATCAAATAGATTCGTCCTGTATCTTTTCGTTCCTGCATGAAGGCTGAGAATAGATCAATCGCAGGGATGGTTTTCTTTCTGATCTTGGTTGACTTCTCATACTTCTCATAGAGTGAACGGAACGCATCAACATCTCGAAAGAACGCTTCGTAGAGATCCGGGCAATCATGAGGTGAGAAGAGGGTGATATTACCTCCAGCCAAAAGTCTTTCATACATCACCTTATTGAATTGAACACCATAGTCAAGATGGCGAATACGATTATCCTCAGTGCCTTTATTATTCTTTAGGACTAGAAGATCTTCGACCTCATAATGCCATAGGGGATAATATAAAGTTGCTGCACCACCTCTGACGCCGCCTTGGCTACAGCTCTTAACAGCAGTTTGAAAGTGTTTCCAAAACGGAATAACGCCAGTATGGCTAGCATCGCCATTCCGTATAGGACTGCCGACAGCACGAATCCGACCAGCACCAATGCCGATACCCGCTTTTTGTGAGACGTATTTAACAATCGCCGACGCCGTGGCATTTATCGAATCCAGCGAGTCATCTGTTTCAATAAGTACGCACGAGCTAAACTGACGCTGAGGGGACCTGACGCCAGCCATAATTGGAGTAGGAAGACTAATATCAAAAGTACTAATTGCATCATATAATTCCTTTACCCATTTAATTCTGTCCTTGGTATAGTTTTGAAACAACGTCATAGCAATCAACATGAACGCCATCTGAGGTGTTTCATAAAACTTATTGGTTACTCGATTGCGAATTAGATACTTACCACGAAACTGTTCCATGGCAGCATAGGTTAGTAAACCATCACGCTCGTGGTCAATGTATTCTGCTAGTTCAATCCAGTCCTCTTGACTATATGCAGTTGCAAGACTGTTATCATAGTAACCATCGATAACAACTTTACCATAATGATACCAAAGATGATCGGGCTCATACTGACCATAAACTTCCTTACGAAGGTTATAGTTGATCAGACGACCAGCAACATACTGATAGTTGGGAGTCTCTTCGGAGATTAGATCGGCAGCTGCCTTGATCAACACTTCCTGAATGTCAGTTGACTTGATGTTATTATAGAATTGAATCTGTGTCTTGATTTCCAAGTCAGAGACTGAAACACCTGCAAGGCCTTCGCAGGCATGTGCTGCTACCTTATGAAACTTATTAATGTCTAGAGGTGCTTTTGTGCCATCTCTTTTAGTTACTTGGATCATCAGTATTCTTTCTTAATATAATTTTGCCATCATCTTCAATAATCCAAACCAATTCTGTATCCTCAGTCCAGCCAAGGTCATTCATCAATTCATCTGGTAATTGTATGTATAAGTCGCCATTTGCATATTCTTGAACGGTTAGTTTAGTCATTCAGAGTTTCTACTGCATTAATAACATCAGGGAAGTGCCCACGTAAAATCTCCCAACACTGCTCTGCAATAATACGATGCTCCTTTTGAGTATCCCATTGCATACGCAATTGACAATAGTGAACCCATGAGCGAAGCGAGCCCTTCATGATCACTACAGACTCTGTGTTACCTTCAGGAAGGACTACACGGGCTTGCTCCTTGGCAATACCATTCTCAATAGCCCAACGATATTGAATAAGAGCTTCTGCTGTGACTTTTCGTTGCTTTATGTTCCATTCTGTTTGAAGATCAGAATCATCAATTTCTATAGATGCCTGACGGTTCTTGGAATCCTGCAAACGTGCTTCTCTTGTAACAAATCCAAGATCCTTTGTCGGGTCTGCATAACGTTGACTAAACTCTTGAAATGAGAAAGAACGATGCCGCAGGATCTGGCGAGCAATATCTCTTGTGGTTTTGATTTCGAGTGAAACATCTACCATCTCAAGCGGCGACCAGTGCTTATCACGTAGAAGGCTACGGATCAACTTTGATGCTGTTTTATACTTCTGCTGGTTTGCGGGATTAGATACACGAGCGCACCAACCAACTAATTCTTCTGCTGTTGAACATCCTGTATAAGCGGACGGCTTAGACATACTAACTAGGTTAACTTCACTCATTAACTATTCCTCATATCATTATCACGCCAAAGAAGTTCTTCGATATAATCGAGCACCGGATTATAATCGTCATCACACCATTCAGGCAATTGTCTCCTCAACATTTGAAGAAAACCCATTACATCGTCATATGTTGTCACTTCATGTTCGTTGAAAGCTTCATTCAACATCTCAAGAATTTCTTCCACTTCTTTAGCAACATCACTCAATTTCAAATTCCTTAACTTTCTGGAACTGCGTCTTGCTGACATATCCAAGATCAATCAAATGATCTACACGATTAGATGCATCGGTATACTCAACATACTTGCCATCATCAAACCACCAGAAGCGATCAATACCTAAAGGCCAACGGGGTTCCCGCCGATACTCGACTAACCACATACCATTAGTTCTATGAATCCGTAGTTTCTTAATTTTAATATGGTCGAATTCTACGCCATATTCATTTGCGACTAACTCAGTCATTTAGCACTTTCTCCATGCAGTCAATTTTAATTTAGCTTCAAGATCAATATAAGTGTTTTCTTTGATAATGTCAACTAGTTTTTCTGAAGAACGACCCGCTCTTATCATATCATTTATATCCTTTTCAGCTATATCATCTGGCCAGATACAAACTTTATAGCCCTTATCGATACATGTTTGAATTTTCTTACAAGTATCCTTGTTTCTTGACTCATTATCGTATATAATGGTTACACGGTCCTTGGGTATTTCTGCAAGGTCAACTTCTCTATGCAAGTCACCACCACAAGTCGCAATTGTATTAGGAGTAAACATTGCATCGATAGGACCTTCAACAATATAGATATCCTTTGATCGATCAAGACTCTCTAATCCGTAGATCCTAGGCTTTGAAGCGTTAAGCATGATAGTGATATAACGCATACCATCTTTGCTAAACGAACGCCCTTGAAACCCGACCAGTTCCTTATCAACATCAAGCAATGGAATGATCAATCGCGGTTCATCCTTGCCGATCTTCTCTGCAGGAAACTTATCAGGTATGATGGTATTGACCCAGGTCATAAACTTAGGAGCAAAGTAGAGCTTATAATGATACTCAGATGGAATCATTCGCTTATTAACATACTGCTTGACAGGATGCTCAGGACGCAACTGTGAGACCTTCTTAAGCACCTTTAACTGTGTGCTTGATTGAAACACAGGCGCTTTCATTTTTGCTTCAAACTCTTGTGCAGGTGTTAATTGCTTAGGTCCGCCTTCTTCCTTGAAGCGATCCATAAGATACTGCTTATGCAATTCAACATCAACGTTCTGCAGGAAAGCGCCAAAAGGAGCGGCATAACCACAGTTATGACACTTACAGATCAGCGTGCCTTTATGCTCGAAAGCATACCAGCGCGCCTTACTTTTATTAGTTTGAGAGTCGCCACAGATAACACATCTAGCGTTAAATGTATGCCTAGAGCTTTGTTTAAAGCGTGGTAGTTTGGATGACAATAGTCGTAGATACTGTTCATCAAGCCATAATGTTGTCATTAATTGTCTCACTCATATCAATACAATATCATTGTATCAATATCTGAGACTAATGTCAACCGTAAATCTTAACTAAAATTCCTATTAATGCACCAAATACACCTGCAGCGCCCATTACAGTCCACATCCACTTTTCCATAGTTGTAATACGTGCTGACAGTTTAGTATGTTGATCTGTAGCTTCTTTACGCATTTCTTTAAGCTCAGTCATGATATCATCATACTGATCATCAATTTTGGCGGTCAATTCTTTTTCTCCAGAAGATATGCGAGCATGGATCAGTTGTAGTTTCTCTTCAGTTTCAATTCTACGCTTTTCAACTAAGTCGACTGTTTGTTTTGTAATAATTTCTTGTGCAGTCAACTTAGATTCATGAACAGCAAGCAATTGCGAAACATTTGCAGAAATGTCTGCCAACTTGATAATGGTCGTGTCTAGCCGCTCTACCAAAGTGCCGACCTTAGCCATATCCTGGTTAAGACCTGCTATATTGTCAGCTAACTTTGATAGATCGGGTGTAGGCATTATTCTTCCGATGTTGGTGGCTTAGGTGCAAACTTCTCTGCACCTGTGATACCGAGGCTAGCAATAACAATATACATTACTGCATCGAACATAAACTGATCAACAGTATAATCCCAGAATAGATTTGCAATATAACCAATCACAACTAGAATTGTAGCAATCATAGCAATCCAACGCTTTGATGATGGGCTACCGTGCCCATCAGCCATCATATTTTTAATGTAACCGATGATATCCATATCTTTACTCCTTAGAAAGGTCCGTGGTCTTCGTCAGAATCATGATATTTGTTAATCAATTCAAGCTCTTTAGCTTCATTGTCGATTTCGATTGAATGTGCTTGTGCATTAATTACATGAGCTTCAGCTAATGCTTTGTGATCTGTCTTGCCAAGCTCTTGTGTTTTTACGTTAGGATCAAACTCAGTAACCTTCATACCCATCATTGTTGCAAATGCGCCGACAAACGCACCAACGATTGTTGAGAACGCAGGACCAATGATTTTAAAGATTTCGTTGTTGTCGATTAATTCGTTTGGCATGAACATACCAATGAGGAAAATAAACACAACCGCTAGCATGATAACACCAAGAACGGTTGCAGCCATCTTCATGATAGTAAGTTGAATCTTACCCTTTTCAAGTTCTAACTGCTCAAAGCTATTGACTTCGGGTGCAGAGAAAAATGATAGAAGTCCCATTATTCTTTTTCTTTCTTCATTTTAGTGGTGCTGCGTGACATTGCACCTTGTGCCAATCTTTTTGCCAACTGCAACGCTTGTGAAGAATCGCCGTCACTAGCACTAATGGTACTCAATGCGGCGATCAACATAAGCAATGCTTTGTCATCTCTCATATTTGGATTATTTATGAAACGATAAAAATTGCTGACAATGAAGTTTATCAACCCAGCTTTGGTTGAGGATGCTTTTTCAACATCCTGCTCACCATCTGCTTCTCTGATAAACTGATTGAAACTTTTAGCCATTACTTTTTCGCTCTAGGCTTCCGTGGCTTTTTGATTTGTGTTACTGAGTCAGTGATTTGGTCGTTGATTTTCTTAGCTTCAACTTTGATGACTTCAACCTTCTCTTCAACGGCTTCTACAGCATCAATCAATTTTGCTTCTACAGCCTTGACTTTTTCTTCTGCAGCTTTTTCAAGTGCAACCATTTCATTGAATGTTTCTAGTACACGCTTTTCTTCTTTGAAGAACCATGCTTTAATTTTTTCAAAAATGTTCATTTCTTCTTTCCCTTTTCCGTGTTTGCTTCATCTACGGCGCGTTTGTTGTTGTTGATCCATTCTTGCAAACTTGTAAGTTGTTGATTGTTTTGCAAGCATCTAGAGTAGTTGCTGACGATGGTGAGGAGGGCTTCATTGTCTTTAATTCCAGAGGGGCTCGCATCAGAACTTCTGGTGGCGTCGGCATCACCATTTGAGGCACTAGCGTCGTGTGTGAACACCCAGCCGTTGCTAAGCACAGACTGACTAGGCACAGTGTTTTTTGCATGGTCGAGATATACATATTCTTTTTCCCTAATGGTGTTTGTGCGATCCACAAACTCAGTTACAACTTTACCGCTGATCTCAGCATTTTTCTTTTCTAATTCAGCAACCTTTGTAGCAGACTCGGCAGCGAATCTTTGTAGTTCAGCTTCTGCATAAGCAGAACCTTTCATGTATCCATAAAAGAAGATGCCGATCAGCAATGCTGCAGCAGCCAATAACTTATATGGAAGAGGGATCATGCCAAACATATTAACTTCCTGTGAATTGCTTAAATGACTTTCGTCTTACCATATCACCAAGAACGGGTGATTCTGCTTTATTCTTCTTAGCATACTTTGTTTGTGCTTTAGGAGACACGCCAGGTTCACCCTTAGGACCCACACCAACACCTGCAATTTTACCACCACCAACTGCATTTGCAGCAACTTCTTCAGTTGTAATACCTGCATGTTTTTCAGCGGACTTTTTAAATTCAACACCAAAGAACTTTAACTTGCCATGTTTATTAGATGCTTTCCATCCAGCTTGCTTAGTGCTACCAGCATGTGAGAATGGTTTTACATATGGCTTATTATTAGACTCACTCACATTTTCACCTTGCAAATAATTAGATGCAGTGGTGATATAATCTTCCGCGAGTGTAATTTTAGATTGAACCCACTCAGGAAGGTTAGTATCAGGACTCAACATATCATGGATACGCTGTGCGTTGGCAATAATAGACTTGAGTTGTGACATTGCCATATCACCTTCATAGTCGTATTCTTGTTTATCCTTAGCCATTAAATCTTCCTCAGAATTTCTATGATTTTAGTGTCCATTGTAATATCATTAGTATATATTACTAGATCACGTTCAATTAAATTGGTCAATGTATCAGGTAGTTGATTGATTAAAACCAAAAAAGGCTTTAGATAGTGATAGTAACCTGTTAACTTAATGAATAGCAATTTAGTTGCTGCAGGGGTACCAAATACATTATAAAGAATAATGAGATGGTTAATAATCAAACGCTCTTTCAATTCTCCAGTTATTTCATATCTATTGAACAATCGTTTAAGATATTTAAATCTTTTTAAATCGTCATAGAACTCCTCAGTATCGAAACATTGAGGATTGTCATAATACTTCGCAGCGTAGAGCAAAAAATTGCTATCATCAACAAATTCATTCATTAGGCAATTCTTACTTGAACAGTCCCTGCCGCGGTATAGTATACTTGACCTAGCGCAACACCACTGGAAGCGGCAACTGCATCATTCGCATAAGGACCAACTACGATATTTGTTCGCAAGGTTGAAAGAGTGACCGATTTGGTTGTGTTGGCGGAAACATCTTCGATAATGAAAAGGTCTCCGCCAGCAGGTGCCGTCAGTGCAGTCAATTCTGTAATTTTTTTGGCACGGTCACTCATTTATTATGCGTCCTTCATGATTGTATCTTCGGCGTCAGATGTTAAGCTGCTGCCCATAGCGACTAGTGTTTCATATGTAACACGACCGGCACGACCACCGGTACCAACTGTGCGAAGGACCCAACCTGCGTGAGCGGCACCATGTGAAATACCTGAGATGGTAGCAACTGCTCTTGCAGCTTCACCTGTTACTGTATGAGGTTGTGCGCCGGTACCAACTGAAGCAAGATTGATTGCAGGACCACTTGGTGTAGCAGCTAACTGAATTGCTGTTGAGTTGGCAACAATAACATAGTAGTTACTGTTGTTTGATAGACCACCGATTGCAGTATTTGAAGCAGGAACACGATAGTTCACTAAGTCATTGTTTGCAAGGAAGGCTGTGTTTGTGCCTAAAGTAATGAAACCATTGACAGTTGAGTTGCCTACTGTAACTGAAGTTGAGTTGGCTGAGAATGTAATAGCTGCTGGAGCTGCTACAGTAACATCTGGTTTAGCTACGTATGTGTTACCTGGTAGAACAACGTTAACTGCTGAAATACGACCTGTTGCGTTTGAGGTCGCGTTAGCAGTAGCATTGCCGCCAACTGTAACTGCAGCGTTTGCAGTATAGCCAGAACCTGTGAAGGTTACTTCGTATGAAACGACCGAACCATTAGCTACAACCATTTCTGTTGCATCAACACCAAACTGACCATCGACTCTGCCGCTAATGAAAGCGCCAGGTGTTGTGTTACCAAACAAGTTAGTTT